AATTCTATCGGGAACGGGTGTTACGTCATCCCCGCAGATTTCGTTATGGAAAAAACACTAAATGTTATCCGTGGTTCTCCATAAACTCGTCGAGAGTGTAACCTTCTCCAGTTGATGTTTCTTCAATCAATTCTTCTACCGTGAGCAATTCCATCTCTTTACGATATTCTTCTGGTGTTGGATCTTGTGGGTCATAGTCATCGTGGCAGAGGTAATCCCACTCATGAACAAGTGCATCAATCAGTTGTTCTTTGGTATAGTCAGACATTTGCGAATCTCTCGTTGTTGAAGTTTGCATATGAGAATTGCTCTCTACTTACAAGTTTGAACATGCCATATTGATTGATACCAACATAACCCTCACCACCACATTGCTTGCCATTGATGTATGCTTTAGGACCGTTATTACGGCAAAGGAAAAGTATGTCCTCTTTGATAGATTTGATGAGGAACCAGTAACTAATCAAACGGGAGTTGTTGAATGTTTCTGGAACAACTTCACGACCTTCACGAATACATTTGTTCAATTGTACTTTAAGTTCTGCTGCTTCTTTCTTGTCAGCAAATGTCACCATCTGTGCCATCTGACGTGCGAAACCAACAATCTCATCGAAATCTTCATCGACTTGCCAACACTCAGGTTGAACAAACTTACACGACTCAGTATCATCGAAGATTTCCATATCTACCATGTCATTGATGACATAGGCATCTTTCATGTCACCATCAGTCGCATACAATGTGTGCGGTGCGATGACAATGTTCTGATCAATTACTTCATCAAAGATGTAAGTAATCGTATTGGGGCAAAAAGTATCATCACCCCCAAACCCAATAAAATCACCTTGAACAATCCCGTCGAAAGAAGGAAGACAATCAAAACAATGGTGTAGTATGTTAGCAACAACCCCAGAATGATTGCGATCAATGTCATCATGCGTTTCATTGATCTTGATTAGTTTTTTGTTGAATACAGATTTAGTACCGACAAAGAAATTGCCAGTGGTAGGATTCGTGCCCCAAACAATAGCAGGAGCACCATCAATTTTCACGGAAAGATCACATTCAGTAAGGAACCAATCAAGGATAGAAAGATCACCCGTCAGGATGGAATCTTCTGGGTGCTCAAGGTGTGTGTTTTTCATACTGATAGTATGGCACAAAAAAAGGGGTTTCGCAACCCCCTTTGTGCAACTTGTTAAACTGTCACATCAAAAGTATTGATTTAAATTATTTGTAGCATTGTACTTATAGATTTTGGACCAATATCCCTTACACTTAACAGTTTCAAAACGTTCATTGGGTTTGCTAATTGCTTTGTCGAACAAATAGAAGAGATAATCAGTTACTCCACCCTTTGTAGAAATTTGTCCTTTGTTAAGTCTCTTGTCTTCAAACTTAGAGTTGTCCTGACGTTGTTGACACCATTCATGACAAATTAATGCAAGTGCCGTGCTACCTTCATTGTTTCTCTTCTTCAGTCCAGTGAGATCACAGTTGTTAATCTTCATTACAGTTGAATACCAAGCATCACTCCAATTATGATAATAACCTGTAGAAAGTGCAGCAAAAGTTAACCACCGATCCCACATGATATTTTCTTCACCAGGAGCAACAATAACACTGGCAGGTGTCTTCTTCATCCTGAAAGTAGTATTCTCCAGCATATCAAATCCAGGAATAAATCCCTTCACTGCTCTGGACAAAAGATCTTGATCTAATCCACTGTCTTTAGGAAACTGTGTCTGTCCAAATGTATAATGAGCAGAGTATGAAAGTGGTTGAGAGAACATAAACATGGGATTATCTGGAATCGCAGTATCTCTGTTAGAATATGCACAACGAAAAGCGGATGCTACAGCATCACTGCGTTTTTCTACTGCTTCCGCACTATCATGTCGTTTGTATCTATCCTTTACTTCTTGAATGTTCTCAGATTCTGTGATGGTGACAGAAAATCCTCCTGCTTCGTCAATATCTTGAGGACTGGCATCACTATCCCCATTATTAACAACTTCAGGTCGAGTATGACCATCAACCTTGAATTCTGTTCCTGCTTTATACTTTTTACCACTGACAGGATCTACATCATCATTCAGGAGAATTGTCCCATGAACCTCAAAATGTTCTTCTGTAAATGTCTTAAACCGTTTCTTAATATCTTCTCTGATAGCACGTTTTTTTGTGTTACGTTGTAATGGATTGTCTCCAAATCCCTTAAACCAGTCATTGAAACTCATGCTATCGTGTTTCGCTCTCGTTAGTCTTGGCATAATACCTCGAAATGTTATGGGGGAGAGGTTAAGTGCCTCTCATGTTTTAACTTTACCCCATCATGGAGTCGATGTCAACCCCCTGATTGTTGATTCTTTCCTCTGCTATCTTGAAATACTCACAATCAAATTCCATTCCAATAAATTTACGATATTGTTTTATAGCAGCAACACCAGTTGATCCAGATCCCATACAATTATCCAGTACAATTTCACCTGGGTTAGAGTAAGTCTTGATCAACCATTCCATTAACGGAACTGGTTTTTGTGTGGGATGAACTTGTTGTTGAGCACTAAAATCTCTGGAGATATTGACAATAGACTTAGGATAACGTGTGCCTTTGTTCTCAAATCCCTTCACAGGTTTCAAACCATATCCATGAGCATTGCTCTTACTAACATAACCTTCGGGGTTCTTACTTTGTCTCTTAAATGGTTCTCCTTTCTCCATCTGTGGGTTATATGTTCCACCAGAATCTTTATAGAAGATGAGAATATTTTCATGAGTCTTCATTGGTCTATACTTTGCAAGACCAGGAGATCCACATTTATTCTTGTTCCAAACCAACTCATATCTGAACCATTTAATATTAGAACAGATCAACTGTGCAGAGAATGGTTGAGATCCAAACAGAACAATCACACCCTTTGGTTTAAGGATACGATCATATTGTTCCCACATTTTATCATAATCTAAAACTTCATCCCATTTGATGCTGGTGGTGCCATAAGGTGGGTCACAGCAAATAAGATCAATGGATTTATCCTCAATGTCATCCATAAGTGAAAGACAGTCACCTTGCATAAGTTTAGAGGAGATCATAGAGTTTATGGACAGACAATTTCTTTTCTACAGATCTAGTATAGCATGAAACAATGAATTTGTATGCTTCATCATAACTACGTTCCATTGGAATAATATTATTTTTCCACTGAATTTGGAATGGCAAGTTGTTACCGTTTGGTGTCAGTTTTTGGAGAGATTTAAGGGAAGTAAGATGAACTTGACTATCATCCTTATTTACAGAAATAATATAATAATCTCGGTCATTCTCTTCACCAGAATTCTTCAGCAAGGCAGTTTCAAACTGTTCCCATCCACGAACTTTAATATCCTCCTCTGAAAGATTAGTTAAAGCATACAAAATTGCTGCCTTAGATGAAAAATTATCAGATGCACCTTTACTATAGGATGATGACTTAATCTGAATAGGATGACCGAACAATCTTACATCAAACCAATCTCTTGCTTTTGGTCGTTCTACATTGTTTCCATACTTTTCTTCAAGAAGTTGAATCACAGTTTCTTCATCAGTAATACTATTAACACGACCATCTTCATGGTCCTCACTAATAGTAACAAGACCAGACAAGTATTCAACTGCCTCAGTCAAATAAGATGGAAAGTGCATTTTGCTCCTTTGATTCTTCTAATATACACGGAAACAACCCCCCGTGGGAGGATAGTGTGTAGGTTATTAAACTGGCACACTACCGGCGGATCTCACTGATAGCGGGTTGACCTTGATTGAACACAACATCAACAACTGCCTGAACTTTCTTGGCAGTGCTGATACCAACTCTGTCATAAGTTGGGATGCAGACTAAACCAAATGTCTTCTCAGTGCTACCCAGACGGATCACACGACCGATAGACTGACTGATACCAATGTAGTCCATGTTCCGCATAAAGATGACAGCCTCAAGTCCACTGACGTTGATACCCTCAGACAGGATGCTA